ACCCAGGACTAGAATCACAAGCTATTAAGAAATAAAATAGCGGTGCAGCTGGAGCAGGCGCTGGAGTTGGTGCAGCAGGAGTTGGTGCAACTGGCGCAGGAGCAGGTACTGGAACTGCTGGTGCAGGCGCTGGTGCTGGTGCTATAGGCGTAGGACTAGGAGCTGGACTAGGCGTTGGTATTGGCGCTGGACTAGGCGTTGCTGAAGGAGCAGGCGCTGGCGAAGGTGCTATAGGCGTAGGCACAACCGGACTTGGAGTCGGTGTAAGAGTGCCTGTATAATCATAAATTAAATAAAGATTAGTTTCAGTTCCTACTGGTAGTGTAAAACTCGCCGTGTAAGTATCAGGAGCATCGGCGCTATTAGTTGCTAAAACGGTAGCAGCTCCTAATAAAGTTGTTATATCAGTTACATTGTTAGCATAAGTTGTGTTGGTTTTTAAATAAGCAAAAGCATCAGTAGCTGGGTCAAAAACAAAATCATCAAAGTTTATTTTATTAGAATATAAGGTAACACTCGAACCATCCTGCGGTATCATTAATGTACCTTGACCTCCAGTTAATACTTGGTATTGAGAGATAACAAAAGAAGTTGTGCCTGTAGTAAAAGTAACAAGATCTGATTGAAGTGGCGATGAAGTCGTAGTGTCTGACCAGCTAAATTCATTATGAATAAATTGTCCTGCTTCAGACGGATTAGTTACACACACGCTATACACATTCATTACATCTTCAGCTGGACAGCTTACATTAATCTCTATAGTATCGTTATGGGTTGCGTCTTGAGAAACAATAACAGTAGCTTGAGATTGAGAAGTAGATAATTTAGGAAATGTAAATGTCCCCGATTGAAAAACTGTCCCTGAGGTATAAGTAATACCATCATAAATTACTTGAATTATATATTTAGTTTGAGAAACACTTCCCTCTGTAATTATTTGGTCACCTCCTTCTGTTGTCATTAATACGCTTGTTTCGCTAACTATATCTTCCTCTCCTTCTTGAGGTATGGTATATGTAACTGTCACCGTTCCTAAAGCTTGAGTTACGTCAACACAATAAACATAATCTACTCCTGTAAGTACGGTGATATTTTTACTTACACCACAAGCTAAACACAAAGGAACTTCAGGTTTTAAAATAGTATTAGAGGTTAGTACATACTCATTCATATAAGGGTCAAATCCTCCTAATTTTTGCGTAGTAAATGCGCTGGTAAATAAATCTCTAAACCAGCTTCTCATTCCTTGCTGAGAAATCACAATTAATCTTTCATTCTGAGCTGAACCTCCTATTAATTGTATTACTGAATTACGCTTAGCATCTGTAAAATATTTATTTTCTCCCCATACTGCAAAACTTTCTGGATTATTGCTTATTCCAAAATTTTCTATTCTAGCTACTTGTTGACCTAACACTGTAGGAACAGAGGTAAGCTGCCCCCCTCCACTAGCATCAGTTAAAATATCTTTTCCTGCTAACACATAAGATATCTTATCTTCTTGCAATGTTAAAATATCAGTTTTTCTTGCAAATAAAATCTCTACATCACCATAAGATTCTTCTAAAGCCTTAAAGTTTATTAACCCAAGGTTAAACTCGTTTAGCTTATTTACATTAGTTTCATCATTAAACACACCGCTGTATGTTAAATCCGCAAATCTATGCGCTTCTTTATATTGCACATTAGAAGTAGTGTAAACTCTATTTCCTAAATTCATAGATTTACCTGTCAGAGAGTCTCTTATTTTATAACTTTCTACTCCATTCCCAAAAGCATAACAATTAAAAAATCCTATATTAACTAATCCTGCAATACCCCCATCTATATCTTGGTTAACTAAATTACCCCCATGATTTCCTAATGTATCAATTCCAAAAGATAAATCATTTTCGTACCACACATCTGGCAACGCATCTTGCGGTTCTGTTTCAAACGCAATAAAAGTATCTCTTCTAAATACAGTAAAAGTAACTTTAACTAAAGACCTTCTTTGGCTTGATGACCCTGCACCAGAACAAGCTTCTGTTCCGCTTACAAGTAAAGAATAAGTATTATCAGTGGTATTTTGGTAAAACCTATAATAATTATTTAAAAATAAATCCCCTGATGTAGAAGGACTGTTGGACTCTCCTCCAAAAATAGTTAACATTGTTGAGTTTCCTATATTATTACCTGCATATCCATTAGAGGCTGGAGTTCCTGTCGGTGAGCCCGGCACTAAGTTTGCTATTACAACATTTCCTACGGGATCTCCAGGAGTTCCGCTATAAGTCGTAGCGTTATTTTCTATTACATAGGTTGCATTACTATCAATAAACCATTGATACATATCGGTATAAGAATCTTCTGCAATAAAAGATTCTTCAATTATACTAGTTCTTTCTTCACAAGCTGAGCCTCCTCCAGCAGAGCCTTTTCTTACTTGCTCAATTTTCATTGTAATCCTAGAGCCAATAGGAACATCATAAGTGGTGTTAGTTCCTCCCGAGGTAGTGTAAAAAGGATTAGCTGCAACGGGGTTTTCTTGGCCGTTATCGGCAGTCTGTTCAAAAGTTCCTAAATTAATTACATCATTAGCGCTTTCAATAGTAGAAAAATCTTCCGCATTCATTTTCATATATGTTCCTCCAGGAACAGGGTTTCCACTATCTGGGGTAACAAAATCGGCTGCTTGAGATTTTTTCTCTAATACAGTAGCAAATCTACAAGATTGTAGAGGGCCATTAGCATCTCTTTTTACAATTAACCTATCGCCTTCTTCTACTTTTAAAATATTATCTCCTTCTAATAAAAGAAAAGTATTATTAGAGTTTGGGTCATTAATAAATATACTAGAATAAATAGTGTTATATGTATCTCTGTCAGGTTTTAAAACAAACTTATATCTAGTTGCCCAGCTAGGCGCTCTTTGACTTGGGGGAATAGTTACGTTTATTTCATTTTTAGTGGTTGAAGCTGAACAAGGAACATTAACCGTATTGTTTGTGCTTACTAGAGCGGTAGAGGATCTATTAAAATCATCCATATAAACTATTCCAACCTCATACCCTCTATTACTATGTAAGCTTTCTGTGTTAGATAGTTCTTGTATTGTACAAGTTGCGGCAGTTATTTTGTAATATTGAATTACAGTATCTGTGCCTACTCCATTTTCTTCATACTGAGCACAAGGAATAACAAAACTTAAAACATTTCCTGCGCTTCCTGAATCTAATATTGGCTCACCAACAGAAGGAGGAGCAGCCGTAGCCGATGTTATTCCTGTTTGATAAACATCATACTGAGGAGATGTGCTCCCAAGTAGTGCAACCAACGCATTATTAAAAGCATCAGTAAATGTAATTCCATTTCCAGCTTGTGCATTAGCTACAGTTTGAATAGAAGTAGCAGTTCCTACTTGGGCAGCAAAGTCAGAGTTTCCAACTAAATCTAAGATAGGAGTAGCTGAATTACTAAAATCTTGAGGTAAAATGTAGCTCCATAAAATAGTAGTAGAACCTTGACTTGTATCAGGTAACCCCCCTCCACTTGTATCAAATGCGGACTCAAACTCAAATGTAATGGTAAAATTAAGTTCAGCATCTTTAATTAATTTATCGGTATTTCCGCTAAAATCTACATCTAATTTATTGTCTACTCCAGTTTTAGCGTTTCCAAAAGCTGAATAAGAAGTGCTAGAAAAAGTGCTAGCTAAAGTAGTTAAGTTTATTGCGCTAGATTGCAGAGAAGCACTATAACTTAAATCCAAGGGAGAGCCATAAATAGTAGTTAAATCATATCCTTCGGTATAATTTCCATAAACCAATCTATTTTCCATTAAGGTTTGAGCCTTTGCTTGTTTAGGCACATTATCGTAAAGTCTTAATATTTCATATTCAGGGAGAATAGTAAAAATTTTACTATTTGTAAAAGTAAAAGTATAGTTAGTATTGTCTACCAACCCATTGTCTTTTTTATTTATTTGCTCTATTATTTTAATAGTAGGGTTGGCTGCTTCTTTAAAAAGTAAGTCTATTCCTACAACTAAAGGCCCTCCCGAATTATAAGTTATAATTGCTCCATTATAATCATTTTCCATTCCCTCATTTAAAAAACTGTTAGCAGAAAAATCAAAAGCTTTAGGGTTAAATGCCGGTTCTGAAAATTGAGAAGTAGCAGAATATTCACCATTAGCATATTTATATCTATACGCAAAACAAATAAACTCATCTTCTAAAAATGCGTCTTGTAAAGAAGTTTTAATTAAACTAAAAGTTGGAGCAGCAATAGGAGGTTTTTTAATAACCATTATTTCTTCTGCATCAAACTGGTCTATGTTTGCAACCGGATCAGCATAATTAGTGTTAATATTAATAACTCTTGGAGGGTTAGTATTGTCGGTAAAAAATAAAAGGTTTTCAACTTTATTTACCCCGGTAATTAAAAAATTAGCATCAAAATTTAAAGTTGTGCTAGTTCCTGTCCCATCATCTATACTAACGACATGATAAATTAAAGCCCCCGTTATTGCGTGGTATGAAAGAATTAAGTCTAATTTACCCGGTGCTCCTACAGTAAATGAAGGGTCATGTACAAACCAGTATATTGTTTCGTTAGCCCCATCTTCAAAAGCTCCGATACATCTAGCAGATGCGCTGAGTTTAGTTCCATTTATGTATTGAAGAGCGGTAACCTGCGTGTTACCCTTAGCATTTTCAACAGCACCAATTTCAGATTCTTCAGTAGAACCCAATCTTACATTCAAAGCATCTACGTATTCTCCGTTAGGAACAAGCCTTTCGTCTAGGCTTTTGTTCATTCGGCCTGCTACAAAATTTCTTTGAATGTTTGCCATTTTATTTTATCCACTTATTCTCACCTCTAAGATTCATAACCAATCTACTTGGATGAATATTACTTAATCTAATTTTTGCATTTCTCAATAGAGCTTGCTTATCTTTTTTAGCTCTATTAACTATGTATTCTTGCACTCCAAATTTACTATTTAATATTGCATACTTTACATAAGCATACACATACTCTTCAAATAACTTATTAACTTGTATATCTTCGTTGTTACCATTTTCCATACCATCTGATATATATTGAAGCACACATTGTTGATTAGCCATAGTAGAGTCAAAGTTAATAACCCCAGCTTTTTTATCTATTGTAAAAGTTGGATTAAAATTTGCGGTTTCTGTGTTTAAACCATATCGTGCTCCTATTCTGTACAAATCTTGATTACAGTTTTGACATTCAGGGTCAACAGCTTGGTCATTGTTTTGGTTTAAATAAATGCTTCGTAAAGAGCTGTCTTTTCTTTCAGTGTCTAGGTCGGAAGCTACAATCGTAGCATTATTACTCCCGTCATAAGTAAATACAGCAGTATTAGTTTGTAGATAAGAAATAGCAGATTGTACTTGAATATTCTCTGTTAACTCTCTTAGCACATTATCTTTTAACATATATAATTTTACCCAGTTAACATAGTCAGAAGGTAAAACAAATTTTAAGTCATCATATACTTGCAACTCTAAAGCTTTAATCTCTTTAAAAGCATCATAATTCAATTCTTGAATAGCTCTTTTAGTGTGAAATAAAATTTTATATCGGTTTTCATTGTTTACTAATGAGTGGTTTCCCTCGTACATTAATTGAAAATTAGACATCAACTGAGCTAAGCTCACATATTGATATGATCCCCAATTAGAATCCGTAGGCGCAGCCCCGTCATTAGTATAATATTTTTCTTGATTTATATAAGCCATAATTATTCTTCTTGATTTTGCATTTGTTCTTCAATTTGTCCAAACTGGAATACCTCTGCTTCTCTTATAGATACCCCTGCATACTGTAATATCTTTGCTACCAAATTATTTGAGTCATCTATAGGTAATTCAAAATCTTGATAGTCAGCTTGCGTTTGGTCGAACATAGGCTCGCCATCATAAAGAGTTACATAAGTCCATTTAGGGTCTTTAGGATATCTAATATAAGTTGACTGAATATCATTTGCTCCTGTAAAAGTTGTCGGATATATGGTTATAGAATCCCCTTGTTGAGTGTAGGCTGGATATTCATTAGAAGGTGCAGTCAATAAAGAAGAAGTAAGGAGTTTTATTTTAGTATTACTAACCTTCTCCGCCTCTCCTTGATAAATTCCACCACTATAACAATACACGTTATTAATTAAATAATAATCATCTCCTGTTGTAGTCGTTGAAGGTAAGTAGTAAGTGTTTAAATTATTTTGAGTTAAAGAAGAGGTCATAGAAAAAGTATCTATCACTTCTTCATAAGCTAACTTAATATCAGCATATCCAGTTCCTGAAACCCTGGCATTTTCCTCATTAACTTGCTGGTTATAGTTTACATAATATTCGTCAAATATATCTAACTGCGCTTGTTTAGCGAATAAGTTAAAATCACTAGGGGAGATATACCCATAGTTGTTCTTATTAATTATAGCAAGAACAGTGTTTCTAACTGAATTTATCATCTTGAATTGTTTTATACAAAGATAATCAAAATAAAAAAGCACCCTGAATTAGGGTGCTTTCCTGTCGATAGTAAAGGAAGGATTAAATCGTTATGCGACTGCAATTCCACTTACTGCATAAGGTAGGTTCTCTACGCTATACGCTGGGTTTGTCCAAGAAGTAGTTAATGCTGCCACCACTGCGTCTTGAATTGCATCTCTTTCCGTTTCATCTCCCGCACCTGCTGTTGCGTGAGTAATAGTGGTTACTTGACCACCTCTATAAGTAATTGTCACTGTAGTAGTAGATGCTTGCTCTATTAATACAATTCCGCTAACGGCTACCAATTGGTTTTGCTCATTAGTTACTGGGATATTTAAAAATTTTTGCATTGTAAAAAAATTAATAGTTAAACTTATCGCAAAGTTACGAATTTTTTGCTAATGCTTTTAAGTGCTTGTATGACTCTATTCCATCATCACTCTCAAAGTAAGAGGCTATTATAAACAGTGGATCTTCTCCATACGGAACGTTACACATCTTCTTTTTATTAGAAGCTGTATTAAACCACACTTCTTTCTTATTGTTTCTAAGCTGTAATAAATTTTTATCTAAGATAGTTTGTATAGTAGCATTAAACTTTAAAGCCGGATCTTGTAAAAGTTTCATAAACCCTGCCGGTTGTTGCTTAGCAAATATCAATATATCTCTTTTAAGTTCGGCAGTCGTAACTTGTGATACATCTCTTTGGAATAACACTCTGGCTACGTTCTCCACCTGGTCAACGCTAAGTTGTCTGGCTTCAATTAAAGCATCCACCTCTAAGTTTAAGTCATGAACCAATTCTTCAGCTTCTTTAGCTTTATTAACTTCAACAAATACTCTACCATTACCTGGATGTAAAGACATAAATTTCTGTAATACCTGATTATTTTTAGGTACGTGTAAAAACCCGTCTTCAAATACAATTGGCTCAAGGATAGCGTTATCATCTTGCTCGTCTTGAAAAGGTGAGTTTTGATTTCTTGCATACCTTAAAGGTTTATTAATACCGGTTGTGTCGTCAAAGTGTAGCAGAGGAAACCTTGTAGTATGCCTTGATGCTAATATCAAAGATAAAGGTGGGGTTTCTCTTGTAAGTTTATATTGTTTATCTACAAATTTTGGTGTAGATTTTTTTGGGGTAATTTTTACTGTGTCCGTTTTAGGACTTTTATTTTCTTTTTTCATTTGATTTAATTTAATTTAAAATTTAAAAAAGAGAGTGGGAGGGCGTTTACATGCGTGCCCACTCTCTAATATTTAAGTATTAATCTTGGAATAAGAAGAAGTTGTTTGCACCTAAAGTACATACAGCTCTCTCACTCAAGAAGTTTACTTGCATGTTATCAATGTCGTTAGTAGCTGCACCACCAGCAGAGCCAGTAATCCAAGTTTTGTAACGTCTGTCTTCAGTTTCTGAAGCTCTATATCTAACATGTAAGAAAGGTCTTTTAGCATTTTTACCAAGAATTTGGTCATAAACACTTGTAGAACCAGCTGGAACTAATAGTCCATTGATTTTACCAGAACCTGCACCTGATGGTAAACCACCCCTCATTGTAGGGTCGTTTAAGTATTTCCAATCAGTTTTATAGAAGTCATAACCTCTTCTGAATCCAGAGAATCCTAGATTTAAAGCCATTTCTTCGTCGTTATCAAATAGACCGTAAGAAGTACCACCCGCTCCGTAAGAGTTTTGAGCAGCTAACATATCGTCCATATCAAAAATGAATTGTCTGTTTGCGAAAATTACATTTTCTTCAATAGCTCCTTGCTTGTCTAGTCTACTAATTATTGAATCAAAATCTGCTAAAGTAGTTGGATTACCACCATCCCAGATATTTCCTCTGTTAGTAACTGCATAGAAGATTCCATCAGAACCAGCACCTGGATTAACAGCACCACCAGCGCTACCTAATATGGCAGCAGCACCTGAGTTTTGCTCAGCTGGTACAGCTTCAATCATTGCTGTTTCTAAATAATCATCAAATCTAAGTCTTGTTTCGTGCTCAGATTTTAAGTACCAAAGGTATCCAGTTGCACCGTCTTCTGTAGTAACTTCTACCCATCCAATTTGAGCCATATCAGAACCAGATACTGTGTAAGTATCTTTAATGATGATTGGCTTGTTGTCAAAGATGAAGTCATTAGATTCTAGTGAACCTACCATACCTGCTGTACCTTTTCTAAATTCTGAACCGTAAATGAATACAGTAACATCTGCGTTACCTACCCCTGTTCCTGCTGTAACTAACCCACCTGCTTCGTAAAAGTCAGCTGTGAACTGTCCTGCACCACCAGCGGCGTTGTTAACTGCACTAACAACAGCTTTATTCATACCTGAACCATCATTTTGAACAACTACAATTGTTTGTCCTACTCTGATAACTTGTTCAGCAGCTGCTGGGTCTAGTGCATCATTTACTTGGAATGTTGCTTGGTCTGCATTAACTAAAGCACC